ATTTGTTTGTGTTTGCAGTTGCACCTGTTGCATCTCCTTGCCAAATTGCAGTCTCTAATTGAGAAGCAATACGTGCGTTTTTCTTATCTAAGAATGCTTTTTGGAAATCTGCATTACCGAAATCTTCGTAAGTTGAACCTGCTTTCAACGCTTCTTGTGTGAAGTACGCTTCCATATCTTTTGGACAGATTTTTTCTTCTACTTTAATCTTACCTACTGTGATAGTACGTTGAGAGAAAGTAGTTGTACCACTTGCATCGAAAGAACAAGACTGAGCAGCAAATACTGCATCTGTTTCCATCAAAGGAATAGCTACTGAACTTTTTACGTTCGGGATAACGATACCGCTTGATAAAATTAATTGTTGTGTCTTTGCGTCAAATACTGCACTTGTCAAAAGTGGTTTAACAAGTTGTTTAGTGTATGCGGATAATCCGCTAAAAGCTAATGCCATTTTTTTATAATTGTTTAGTTAAATAAAATATTTAGTGTTTTCTTTTCTTCTACTTCTTTAAAAGCATTTGAAGTTCTTACTGAATTATCAGGTGCTTGTACTGGTGCTTCTACCAATAAAGTTGATAATTTTAAAAGTTCATCAATTACTTTGTTTGCTTTTTTCATTTTTGCTTCATACTCTGAAAATCTTTCTTCGTAAGCTGCAAATTTAGTTTCGTAACTAGCAAATTTCTCATTTGTTAATGATTCAAAAGCTGCAAATTTAGTTCCCATATCTTCAACGATAGGTTCTTCAACTGGAGTAGCTTCAGGGCTAACAACTTCAATAGCAGTAATAACACCGTTATCTCCTATTGTCATTTTAGTACCATCTACCAATTCAGCTTCTCCTGGCAATGCAGCATTTCCGTCAATCATAACAATACCGCCAACCTCTAGTTTATCAATCATAACTTTACCACCGTCTTTTAATTCATATTCGGTGGCTTCAGCCATTGGTAAAACTTCAGGTGCAGCAGCTAATTCGTTAAAATATTGCTTTACTTTTTGTAAAATTTCTTTTGCTTCCATATTACTATTATATTGATTTTTAAAAACTGTTTAAAATTTCTCTTAATTCTGCTAATTGTTTTTGGTCTTCACTCATTGGTGTTTCATAATCAAACATACCTTCAACACTAAATCCTTTAACTTCTCCTTTCTTTATTAACTCCCATACTTTAGGATTCTCTACATAAAAACTACCAAACCAAGTTCCATCCGGCAAGTCTTTAAATGCTTCCATTGGTTTAATCCCTCTTTTAGAATCACTAATAAAACTTTCAAACATTGTAAGTCCTTCAACCTGCAAATCTGCTTCGTGCATTAGGTTAACGTTCTTTTGATATCCCTTCTTGCTAAACTTAATAGCTATCTGCTTAATGGTATCAACTGAGAACTTTACATAATGTTCTCCGAACTGTTCTGAATTACGGTAGATTAATTGTTGAGGAATCATTAAAGGACCAGTAATAATATGCTCACTTTCTGACTGTATAGCAAATGCCATTAACATAAATTTCTCTCCTATACCGCCAAGTTCTTTAATTACATCAGCATTGTTATCATAGTGCTTTGCTATGCCTAATGCTTTAACCTTTTCAACTTTAGCTTTATTGCTACCTGTTGCAAATACTCTGCTTTCAGGAATACCTAAATCTTTTGCTACTGCTAACATTGGACTTTTATCGCTTCTTGCTGAAATAATAAAAACTATATTTCCTGCTGCTAATTCTTTTTTAGCTAAATCTTTGCCCTTACTTGTGCTTAATGTATCATCATAATCAAATGAAACTTTCTTAGCTGCCATTTGTTGTTTTGCTACCCAAGCATCACAGGTTCTACTTGAAGCACATTTAAAATCGAATATTTCACAATATCCTAAATCCCCTGCATCAATAGTAGCCCAAGGGTCTGCTGCAGTATTGTTTCCTAATCCTTGTGCAATGCAATCTAATATTTCTTTTGACCTATTAAATGCAGCACAATTATTACAAGTCATTGTCTTAGCATCTTCAGGACTACCACCAAATATATTGCCCTTATCTATCCAATATTGCTCATTAGGTAATGATGGGTTTGCAGGACCATAATTAGCAACTGAAATTGCAGTACCTCTATTTTTTAAGTTGATTTTTATATCTTGTGTAGCTACTGGACAAGCTGCAAAGTGCTGCTCCCATAAACTATTGCATATCGCTACTGCTTGTTCTGTTTCTTTGCCCTCGTTAATTACATAACTAATGCAACGACTTAAAAACTCGTCTTTTTGTTCCCCTTTGTTTGGGTCTATAAATTCTTCTTCTTTAAACGCAAGAAAGTCCTTTTTAATTGCAGGACTGTCAACAAGTGCCACAAAAGAAACCTCAGCATCATTATTCTCATCTTGATTTATAATTAAATCGTAAATAGGCAATTTCATATTTATAATATATAATTTAAAAATAGTTGTTTAGTTTATCCTAGCAGCCCTATTCAATCTTTGTGACCTTTCTTGGTTACTGCTTACATCAGTCTCTAATACGTATGCTCTTGAACTTGCTACTCCTATTTGATTAATAGATTGAGTAGATAAAGTAGTTGTTTGCGCTTGTGGTGTTATTGGTGCAGTTGAACTTGATAAAGATGGGGCTGACATTGAACCACCTCCACCACTTGAACTTGCTGCTCCTGGTATTTTAGTAGCCATAATATTCTTGACTGCTTTAAAACCTGTAACAGAAGCAGCCAATACTGCCGGAATAGCTGCAGGAAATCCTAACTTAACACCTGCGGAAATACCTAAGTAAGTATTAATTAATGCCCCTGCTACTGCAACCGCTTTACCTGCTGCACTTTCTTTACCCAATACATCACTAACAATATTTAAAGTGTCAACTGTAGCTTTAATTTTTGCATCTTGTGCTATTTGAGTATCCCTTGCATCTTCATCTGCATATTTCTTTTTTAGTGCTGCAGTTTGTTCTTCTGTCATTCTAGTTTTTTCTAAAATGGCATTCGCTGCGTTTGCACTTATTTGTACCCTTGATTGAGCGGCTGCTGCTTCAAAAGTATCTGTTTCAATCTTTGTTTTTTCTAATCCTTTTAACCTATCTACATAGGCATTATCTTTTGCTTGTTTATCTATTGCATTAACTGACAACTGATAACCTGCTGCATCATTTTGTAGTTTTTTAATTGCTTTTTGATTTGCCTCTGCTGCATCATCTGCTTTCTTTTGTATTTCTTCAGGGTTAAATACTAATTTAGAAATATAGTCAGTTGCATTATCTGCTAACTGGTCATTAATCTTAAAGTCAATTTTAACTCCTGGTATTTTATTTAATAACTCAATAAGTTTATTAATAGCCTTTGAAGAATATTCAAATAATAACTTTTGTGGGAGAAATACTAAATCTAATAAACCTTTAAGTAATTGTTGGTTTCTTGTAGCTGCATCAACTTGCGCTTTTGTAGTAATTTTATCTTGTAAAATAGTAGCTTCAGTTGCTTTAATAACTGCAGTTACTTGATTCTTCTTCATCATCAAGATTTCCCTTTCACTCTTTCCCTGTAGCTTTAATACGTTATCTTGGCTACCTATTTCATTTAGCTTTTCTTTCTCTGCTGCTAAATTGTCTTGTGATGCTTTTGTAAGTTTCTTTTGTTCTTCTGTTACTCCGCTAACTGCTCCTTTAATGTCATCCCAATAGGCAACAACCGTTCCTAATGCAATAACTAACAAACCTATACCAGTTGCACCGATTGCCCCTTTAATCGCTTGGAATGCCCTTACTGCTCCATCCTTTAATAAACCAAAGGCATCTCTTGCTTCATACAATCCGGATATACCTTGTTGCAAAGCCATTGCACTTTGAACTTTTAACAAAGTCTTTTCTAAATCTTTATTCTCATCGCCGAATAAACCCATTGCTCCTTGCAAAGCACTAAATCCTGCAGTAGCACCTTGTAATGCACCGCCTAAAGCAACAAACTTTTTATCAGGGTTGAATGTATCTGCTAATGCTTTTGCATCTCCAATAGCATCTTTAAGACCGGCTACTTTCTTTGCTGCATTAACTGCCTCAACAGATGCTTCTCCGAATTGTGCAGTCATACTGAACAACTCATTATTCGCTTCTCTTAATTGTTTTTTAAAACTGCCTACCGATGCCTCTGCTTGTTTAGAATCGGTAGTTATGGTTAACGCAACTGTTTTATCTGCCATCTTAATATTCTTTGTTTATTACTCTTAAAAATTCCGCTTTTGTTGTTTCATTCGCTTCTGGTGTGTAGTCTGTTAATTTAATTAATCTATATAATCCACCATCTATATACTTAAAGGATGCAAAACTTAAATTAAATATATCCGTATCGGTTAGCTTAACAAAGCATTCTAATAACCTGCTATTCTTATCTGTTATTTCAGCCATATAAGGACTGTAATAAATGTTAAATTGATTTTGATTTAATAATCCACCTGCTAATGAATAAAATAATTCTCTAGTTGCTCCAAAATTTAAATCATTACCAACTGTAACAGGACTGTTAAAATGCCCTGCATAACCATAAACGGTTAATGTAGTTAAAGTAGTTGCACCCTCTTTTAAATCCCAACTTGAAACACCTGTTATTTTTCTTGCTTGTAATATTCTGATATTACTATCAATTCTTTCCTCTAAGTTGTTTGTGAACTTATAAATAGTACTATAAACTTTATCCTCATCCGTTATACTTACTAATACAGTTGGAGAAAATATAATCTCTACGCTTTCCGTTTCTTTTGAGAATTCATATTCACTATCAAATATTCTGCTTCCATATCCTTCGTTGTATCTCTTTCTATATAACTCATTCCAATAATCACTATCGTCTTTATATTTAAAAGAATAGTAACGACTATTTAATTCAGACATCGGCTTTATTTTTATAGGCTTAGCCCTATCTATCTTTTGACTCCAGTCTTCTACCGTACCATCATAATAACTTGTATATGGCTTAATAATTAAATGCTTTTCTTCAAACCTATTTTCATCTACATAAAGATTAAATAACTTTAATATAGAAGCAAAGAAATCCTTTTGTAAAATGTTTGGTGGAATACAATCGTTTAAAGAAACGGTATCTCCTAAGTTTACATTTAATGTAATTGGAATATCTGAACTAATGCTTACCGTACCTGCTTGATTAATTAAACTATCATAGCACATCCCTGTATCAGCTGCACTTGCTTGTACCTCAAAATAATCTCCTGTAACAACTGGCTCATCAACTAAATTCACAATATAAAAGTCATTAACTGTTCCTGAAAATGGAGGAATAAATTTTGTCGATGATGGTATTAAAACTCCATTTTTATATGTATCAATATAAATGCCATTATTTACTGGTGTGTTAGTTGTAGATGCAGTAAATGTTATGTCAACTTTAAAGGTTGCATTTGTTGGGTCAAGTCCTGTATAAGTAAAAACACTACCTGTAGTTCCACCATTGATAGTCCAGTTTGTTCCGCTAAAGTTTTGCCATTGAATAGGCATTGGTGTAGCTTGGTCAATACAACCAGTAGTTGCTTGAGGTGTACATCCTACTTGTTGCGTTCCCGATTTAGTTAATTTCTTTTTGTTAAAAGGAATAATTAATGTTTTAAATCTATCAACCTCAAAACCATTGCTCCAAGTAATGTCATATGTGTAACCTGCTGCTGCAAATATTTTCTCTAGGTATTGCTTTACAAATAATGCCGGTCTAAATGTTCCATAATCCCAATCGTGCTTATTAGTTGAATATAAACCATAATCAATATGTGGGTAATAATAACCTGCTCCGCCTTGATAGTTATCCCAACTTGCTACAATATTTTGGTAGCTATACGTATGATTGTAAGCACTAAAATCTAATTCCTCAAGTTTCTTTGCTCCTAGCTTCATTGAGAATCCACCCAACTCTCCAATAACACTACACTCATATTCTACATTTTTCCCATCAATAATTATTTCAAGCAATTTAAATACTCCTTTAATAACAGTCATCCTGTCTACCTCAATAGAACATTTAGCAGTTTTACTAGCGTTAAAGTTATATCCTACGTTTGGAGATGAACTATTGGTAAAGTTTGCATTATTAAACTCAAAGATATTACCTAGTAAATTGTTATTGTTAGCAGTCCCTGGCAATATAATAGTCTTACTAAATGCCGTAGTCTTACTATCAATGTTTTTTAAATCACTTACCGAATAGGTTATTTGATTACTCAATCCCTTATCAATATCTAACTCAAAGTTTTCTATGAATATTCTTGTCATTATCTTAGTTGTGAGTATCTAGTTTGATTCATATTAAATGTTAGTTCCAATGGCTTTAATTTATTAAATACATTCTTACTGAATTCATAGTTATTATCTGTTAATGTAACTGGATAAAAATAACCATCTATCTCCATCAATATTTGTGGACTTGTTATAATATCTGCCATCCAAGTATATTCGTCATCCGTTAAGGCATCTGCAGTTAGTTTATAGGTATAGGTTGCCTTATTGCTATAATTAGTAGCACCTTCATAATATCTATTAGATGCGCTTTTGTAGTCAACTGAATTACCGTTAAACCTATAATCTCTTTGCTCGTATGATTTACGTTCTACATTTAAATTCAACTTGCTTACTAAATCAAACCTCAAACTATCCCACATTCCCCAACTATTCATAAAGTGAATATTAATAGGTTCGTATTTAGGATTGCAAACTATGTTAACCCTTATTTTATCAAAGCTATTAAACCAAACTTCATAGTATTTAACACTATCATTAATTGTTATTCCTAAGTTAGTTGATATTGCGCTGCTGCCTATATTCATTTGTACAAAACCATTAGTAACTGCAGTAGTGCTTCCTGATGCAGTAGCTATAAGGTTGTTTGATTCGTTATAAGTAGAGCATTTTAAATTTAAACTTGTATTCGTGTAAAATGGTATATAAAGATTCTCTCCTAGTTTGGTATTAGCATAGTTTGGTCTATTGGTTAACCATTTATTTAATTTAGCTGATATGCCTATTGTTCTACGTTTAAATAAAGGAGCAATATAATTAAATACCTGTGTAGTTGCAGATGCTTGATTTAATGCTGCTATTCCGTTTACTTCATCTCCTACTCTTATTTCATATTGTACACCCATTTCTCCGCTTACATTAGGTTGGTAAACATAAGCAGTTCCCAATGGTTCAAACCAGTTAAACGTTATTGAATTACGTACAGTTGCACCGGCATTAAAATATCCCTTTCCATTAGATGGCTCAGGAAATTGTCTTACTGATAATTTCTTGCTTCCACCTACATAAACCTCAAATATATATTTCATATCTGTTGAAGCCGATGCCGTACTTGTTGCCACGTGCCATAAATCATCCTGTGCAGTTGAACCACTTGGAGGATTTGAATTAATTGTTATGCTCATTTCTTTTTAGGATTTCCTATTTGAATTACTATTGTTTGTGCCATTACTTCGCCTAAATCTTTAATCATTTCTTCTTGTACCTTATCTGTAGCTTCATCAAAAAAGTTAGTTGTTTTAATACCCCATTTCTTAATTAAATAAACTAAAGCCTCAGTTTTTAAATCTAATAAACTAACTTTCTTTTTTTCTTTACCTACTGCGTGAACTGTACTTTTTTCAGTAGCTACTTTTATTTTTGCTTTACCACTTTGAATATATTGTTTAATGCTTTTACGACCTGCATCACTCATTCCATATGTCTTATATTGATATGGACTATTAGGTGCATTCTTAGAACTTTTAACTCCCTTTACACCTTTATTTACAAAGTCATAATAGTTAGCCATATAAATCCTCAAAGTATTCCCATCTTTAGAAACTTCAGGGTCTACACCTTTAAGCATTTTACCACTTGCAACTACTCCTTTATTATTTATGCTTTCAGCGATTGCTTTTACATAAATAGCTGAATATCTTTCAAAGAATGATAATGTAACATCATTTAAATCAATAACCTTATTATCGCCAAACTCTATATCTCCGCTTAACTTACCTTTAGCAATAGCATCAATTTGACTTTTTGTTATGCTCATTCTCTAATTTTAATTTTAAATAAAGCAAATCATTTAAAAAATGTATTACTTTTAAATTCCAAACCGATTCAACAGGTATTCCTTCGAAGTCTGCGACCATCTTGGCATTATAAAGCCATCCAAAATGCTTTGCGAATTCGTCAACATCTCCGTTGCTTGTTCCTTCGCTATCCCCTTCTTTGTCATCTCGTTTATCAAATAAGGCTGGATAACTTGCATTGATACGTTGAATAAAGTGTAAAAAAAAACCGCTGCGTGATATGCAACCTCAAAATCCATTTGCTCTAAATCCGCTGCTAGTTCTTCGTGTTCTACCCATCTACCCCACTTGAATTTAACTGGTGTAACTATTGAAGCCATTATCTTATGTAAGTTCTGAATGATATCAGTACTAAAGGTTGATACCTCTACATAAGTGCTTGATTTACATTTTGTTACATCATAGTTAATTCTATAAAATCGCTTTCCTACCCTTACTATCTTTTTAGGTTTACCCTTTAGTAAATCCTTTTCAAATATTTTAAAATGGTTATGTACTGCACCACATAAAATATTAAA